ACGCCGCATACGGAGCGCTCGCAGCTACGTCGTATCCAGACTCCGTGCGCTCCGTGTGTATCGACGCAGCCAGCCCTCCGGTGTCAGTGGGGCAAGCCGCCTTGGCAACGTTCATCGCCTCGGTGGCGAGAGCGAGAGAACCGCGCTCCGCTCCGGATTCGATTCCGTCTCCGAGCGCGTTGAGCGCGTTCTCGAGAGCCTCGAGCGAGTCGAGAGACAGCTCAGCCGAAAGCTCCATCAGCGCACCTCCCTGCGCTTGAGGGCGACAGAGAAGAACCCTATCGACTGCGACACCGCCCTCACGTCATATGCGTCGGTCATGACCGGCTGGCCGTCATCAGCAGTCTGAGGCTCTGACAGCGCCCACATGACGTCTCCCTCGGATATCCCAAGCTCGTTGTCTCCGATGACAACGGAGAGGTCGTAGTCGATTGACTCGCCGAACGGGGATGCCGTCGCGTCTCCTGACGGCGCCGAGACGTTCGCCCTGAGATGGACCGGCGTTGACCACTTGGATACGTACTCGGCTGTCCCTACGCCGTCATCGTCAACAAGCTCGACAAGCTCCGGCTTCGAGAGCCACAGGTCCCTCTTGTTGCGCTCCGCCATGCGCATCAGAGCGGCCTCCCCTTCGGGACCACTCGACGCGCGAGCGACGGCGATATCCCGTCTGACGCGAACCTGCGCGTGACGCCGTTCTCCGAGTTCTGCAACTCGCCCTCGGTGCCGCGCCGGTTAATCATGTCTGCCGCGAACTCGCATTGCAGAGTGTCGTAGCGCGTCTCCCACGCCTCAGATGACGGGTCCTTCGCGAACGGGTTCCTAATGGCCAGAATCTTGTCCATGGCGACGCGCAGGTAGGAGGAAGCGACCTCGTTGGTGACGTCGCTCCCTCCGCCTGCCAAGGCCTTCGTCAGGTTCAGCTTGTCCGAGTCTGTGAGGGCCATAGTCTGTCCTTAGGCCTGCGTGGTGACGGAGACGATGGGGATGGACTTCGCGTCGAACTTGAGCGACCAGTTTGCCTTGTCGGAGAGCTGCGCGAGGGTGGGCGACGCCGTGTAGCCGGAAGGCTTGGTGTACGAGAAGCCGTTCGGGTGAATGGTCTCGCGCTTGCGGGTGACGAGCGTGTTCATGCCGCCGTTCTTGATTGCCTCGCGGACAACCTCGACGGGAACCTCACACGGGGCGTCTGCGTGACGCAGCGCACCGACGCCGAGGAGGTAGGTCGTGTAGGTCGCGGGCTTTGCGCCGGAACCGCTGGTCGCAGCGGTCATGGGCACGGAGTCATCGACAACGACGGCCATGCCGTTCGCATACGCGAGGTTGCGCACCTGACGCTGGATGCCGTTCGCGTCGGTGTACTTGGCGAACTCGAGAAGGTCCTTCTTGGCGAGGGAGTTCGCAATCTTGGAGTGCATGAACGCGAGGGAGATGGTGTCGGACTGGTCGCCGATGGCATCGACGGCAGCGTCACCGAGGGTGGTGGCATCGATTGCAGCGTCGGAGGCGATGACATGGGACTTCATGTCAGTGACGCCGCAGACGGCACCGAGGATGCCGAGCATGTACTTCTGGCGGAGCTTCTGGTAGAACTTCGCGACGCCCGGGATTACCTGAGCGCCCATGGGGTCTGCGCCGGAGTTGTAGTCGCGGACGAACTGAGACTCGGACCAGCCCTGAGTCACGCCGAACACGATGCCGGACGCGGAGTCGCCGGTAGCCGCCTCGACGGGGACGTCGGTCTTGCCGTCATAGTTGGCGGGAGTGCCGCCGAGGGGCTTGTAGAACGGCACGGTGTAGAGGTCGCCGCCGTCTGCCACGGCGCGTGCGATGGATGCGTCCTCGACCATGGCGCCGGAGTCAACGAGCGCGGTCTTCGTCGGGTCTGGCTGGTTGTACCAGTTAGCCATGAAGAGTTCGGCATCGAATGGGTAACCGAGATAAGTTGCCATTTGTTCCTTCTTCCTTCCGTCTTGTTACTAGGAGAGCTGGCTGAGGATTTCCGGGTTCTGCGCACGAAGCTCGACCTGCTTCGCGTAGGGAAGGGACATGAACTCCTTCTTGGTGGAGACAGTGCCGTTGCTGGGGTCGCCTCCCGCAGGGGGCTTCATGCCACCGAGACTCTTCTTCTCCGCGGCCTCGCTCGCAGCGGCGACCTTGGCCGACACCATGTCGGAGATTGCCTTCGCAGCAGCTACCGTCGCCTTGCGGTCGTTGGAGACGATTGACGGCATGAACGCCTTGTAATCGTCCTCGCTGATTCCGGCTGCGGCGAACACCGCGACGGCGCTCTGCTCGCTGAGGTCGTGGAGGGCCTTGTCGGCTCGCTTGTTGGCATCGTCGATGGCCTTCTGCCACTTCTCGGCGTCGCTGAGGTTCGCCTCGCTCGCCTTCGTGAGTTCGTCAACCTTCGACTGAGCCTCCGCGAGCTGCGCCCTGAGGTCATCCTTACCGGACTTCGCGGCGTTTATATCCTTGCCGTTCGCGTCCATGATGGCGTTCACCACCTCGTCGGTAGCGGCCTCTCCGAGCAGTTCCCTGAGCTTGTCCCTGTGCATTACTCGTCCTCCTATTGGCTATGCTTTGGTTCCGGGGGTCGCCTCCCCTGTCCTGCGACGGTTACGCCGTCGCCCGCGTTATCGCCTCCGCCGTCATCGGCGGTGTTGGCCTCTTCGTCACCGTTCTCCGCCCCTGCCGAGAACGTATCGAGCGCCTTCTGCGCCTGCTCCTCCACGTAGCGCATGGACTGGTCGTATGCGTCCTCCGGGTCCGTGAACATCCCGCAATACTGGAACGCGAGCCTCGGCGCTACCTTCCCGCAGCCGAGGAGCGTCGTGAGGACCTGCGTCTTGCTCTGGATTGCCTCGTAGTTGCGGCGCGTGAACTTGATTTCAACGGACGCCGGGTCGAGTCCGAGGCCCTCGCTCACGTCCATGATTGAGAGCGCGAGATTGAGGAACCTGCGCTCCGCCCTCTTGAACATGGTCTCGGTCTCCTTGCAGCGGTTCTCGCTGTTCGACCATCCGTCGCGCATCGTCACTGCTGCGCCGGTGTCGCTCGTGGACGCGGAGCCGCCGACGTTGAACGGCATCCCGCATATCGAGAGCGCCGTCTTGTACAGCGAGTCAACAAGCGTCTGCGTCTGCGACTGGTTGAGTTCGCTGTTGAGCGTGTACACCTTCGCCGGAAGCTCGCTGCTCGACGTAATCTGCAACGCTCCGAGGTCCATAAGCTCAGAGAACGTCTTGCGACGCTCCTCGTCATCGGTTCCTAGGTCAACGTTCTCGAGCACCATGAGCGCCTGAACGAACTGCGCGATTCCGTCAACGCGGTTCGACTCAATCTCGTTTATCGCGTCGAAGATGGAGAGGACCGCCTCGAACACTCCCATGCGCTCCGGGTTCGCGTCGTACTCGATGATTGGGACGGCGCCAAGCGGGTTGGAGTCGGCCTCGATGACGCGACCGGAGCGAACGACGAATCGCGAGTCGTTGGTGTACACCGTGTGCGTCGCCTCGCCAGACTCCGGGTCGCGCACCGTTGTGACGGCGTACATCGGCTCGTGGAAAACAGTGTTGTCGTACACGACGAACGTCGAGCGCGGGTCGAGAGTCGCAATCACGAACGGCCTGTCGGTCTTCCCGTCTGCAATCTCGCTAGACGGGAGCACGAGCCGGTAACCGACGCCGACCTCGCACATCCACTGAACAAGCTCAAGGTCGCAGGCGTGCTTGTCGGCGGCGACGCAGGCGTCGTTGAGGCGCTGAACGCGGTCGGACACGTCATCGCCGACCGTATCTCCGTCCGTCCCGTGGGCCGAGTACGTGATAGGCTCGCCCGCGAGCGAGTCCGTACGGTCCTTGCACAGCTGGTACGCCCTGTTCTCGACGAGGGCGTTGTTGATTTCCGGACGCACGGCCTTCTTGCGGCGGAGCACCGGCTGGTCGCCGAGGAAGTACCCGTGAAGGTATGCCTCGTCCGCAGCGTTCGCGCCATGAACGACGAGCGCCTTCTCGATTACCTTAGCGACGTTCGTAGCGTCTATCGAAACCGGAGATGAGAGGATGCGCCTGCGTCCCCTGTAAACCTTCCGCAAGAGGTTGTTCTCGGTCTGGTCTGCCACTAGGCTCCCCCACTCGTGTCTCGCGCTTGGGAGGGCGGAGTTGGAGGTACTCCGCCCTCTCCTGCGATGGGGCTGCACCCCTACTGCGGAGTTTGGTTCCGGGCACCAGCCACGTCGTGCGGAGTGCCTAGAACGGCCTCTTAACGGGGACCGCCTTCGCCTTGACGCTCTTCGAGAGCATGTCGGCGAGCATCGAGAGAGAGTCCGGTGCATCGTCATGGGCGTTCTTGGAGTCGAGGGAGAAGCCGGTCACCTGCGACATGAACCGACCGTAGTCGCTGTTCGTCTCGTAGAGCGACGGGTCGCGGAACACGCAGTTGTTGATTATCCAAGGCGACGCGGCGAGGATTCGCGTCTCCTTGTTCGACATGGTGTACTTCTTCTGGACGGAGCAGAGGGCACCCATGTCCGTGAGCGCCTTCTGTATCGAGTCGGCAACGGTCCCGCCCGCGCTGTTGGACTCGAACCTCGCGACCTGAACCCCGTCAGAGGCAATCATCGACGCGACGCGCCTGTTAACGACCTTTGGGACAGAGTTGTCGCAGAGCGCGTCCGCTATGAACCACTTTCCCGGCACGGATGCGAACTGCATCGCGACTGGCATGGCGCAGTAGTCCGTGCCGACGCCCTTCGTGTCAACGACGGCAACGGTGCGCGTCGGGGCCTCGTCTGGAAGGGACAGGTACCGCTCGAGCGAGTCGGGAGGGAACAGCTGGCCCTCGCGCACTATCGGGTCGCCGTCGTACTTCGCAGCGTAGGTCGCGGAGTCCGTGGTGCGCTTCATGTCTATGTAGTATTCGGTCGAGAAGCCGACACCGTACTCGTACTCGAAGTTGCTCTCGCCGGTGTCCGGGTCCAGCGCCGGTATCACCAGCGTATGGAACCCCTCCTCGCCCTCGTGGAGCCTGCTCATGCGACCGATTGGGTCGTTGACGTCCCATCGCGTGCCAACCATGAGCTGCTTAGCGCCGGTCTTGCGGCGGTCGTAGCACTGGTTGACGTAGTTCGCCCACTTCTTCTCGAGGCGGACCGGGCTTCTCGCCTCCTCAATGTCCTTCACGAGGTCATCGGCGTAGAGCCATCCGCCCTCGCCGACCTCTACGGCGCCGGTGAGCGTACCGGAGATGGAGCGGCAGGTTATGGACGGGTACGAGCGCCTCTCACCGAGCGTGAGAGACTCGTACTCGGCTGACTTCTCGACGAGCTTAGCCTCGGGGAATATCTCGGAGAAGCGGTAGCGCGGGTCCGTGATGAACTCGAGCACCTGATTGTAGAAGTGGTCCGTGAGGGCGTCGGAGTGGGCAACGACGAGGTTCGAGTGCAGCGGGTCCCTCCCGGAGTGCCATGCCATGGCCATGCAGCACGTCGAGGACTTCGCCGTTCGGGGAGGCATCGAGACGGACAGGAACTCCGCCTTCGGGTTCGTCTCGAACCACTGCAACTCCTTGTAGAGGCGCCAAAGCTTGCTCCTGCGCGGGAGCCAGAGCCTCGACTTCGGGTCGCGGTCAAGCTCCATGGCCTGAGCGAACGAGTCGAAGTCAACCCTCGCGTCAACGGTGATTACCGTCCTGTAGCATTCGCCGAGAGACTCGAGCTGTTGGAGCGACGCCCAGCCGCAGCGAATCGCGTCCTTCAACCGGGAGAGGACCATCTGGTTATCCGAGTGGTCTATCTCGCCGTCCTCGCGAGACTGCGCTATCGCGGCAGCGGCGTCTACGTACGCGCCGACGTCCCTAGGGTTCGCGTCGATGTAGGCGCAGATGGACTCGACGAGCTTGGGCATGAAGAGAGGCCACCTCCAATGGCAACGTTCCTACGCCATGGATGGTGGCCCCGAGTCGTACGTCAAGCGTGCGGGCCTACGCCACGAGCCTCCCGTCCTTGAGCATGTTCGCGACGGTGTTCGGGTGGACTCCGAGGTAGGACGCCACCGAGCGCCTAGAGGCACCGTCAGAGAGCATCCTCTGCGCCTCGTCCATGCGCTCTGCGGGTATGCGCTTCTTGACGCCTCCGCGCATCCTCCCTGCGGCCTTGGCTATCGCCACGCCCTCCCTAGTGCGGCGTATCAGCTCCTTGCGCTCGCTCTGCGCGACGTACGCGAGCGTGGAGAGAACTACGGACTCCATCGCCTCGCCAATGTCGCCCATCTCGCGGAACTTGCGCGAGTCCATGAAGTCGAGGTCGAGTATGCGGATATCGACGCCACGGTGGTGGACAAGCTCGCGCCACTGCTCCGTCACCTCGCCGAAGTTCCTGCCGAGACGGTCGAGCGAGTCTATGACGATGAGGTCACCGTCAGAGACGGTATCCATGAGGGCCTTCCACCCAGGCCTGTCGAGCGACTTGCCTGACGCCTTGTCGCGGAACAGGAAGTCCCCGCCGATTCCGAGAGAGGCCATGGTAGCGAGCTGGCGGTCGAGGTTCTGGCGCTCCGTGGAGACGCGGACGTACCCGTAGGTCGCCATGGCTAGCGCTCCTTCTTGTTCGCCGGTGCCGGGCCGACCGTCATGCTGTCGGTGACCTCTATCGAGCCGGACGGGAGCTTGGACGTGATTGGGACGGCCACGAGCCTGTAGCCCAGCACGTCGAGGCAGGCGACGAGGAAGCCGACGCCAACGGTCTTGGCGTTGAGGCGGGTGTTCATCGTCTGCGGCATCATGCCGAGCCTCTGCGAGAGCGCCCTCATGCTCCACGTACCGGAAGCGTTCACCCTGTCCCTGATTACGTCCGATGACCTCATCGCGGCACCTCCATTGCCTCGTCGCTGCGTTCATCCGTAGTGTGGCGCTAAGCGGTTCTGCTGTCAAGGCCTTTTTGTTTTCGTGGGCGGATGGGAGGCTTAGTAGGGCACATAACGACCTTAACAATCCCTGCCAGGTGGGTCGATGTGTCCCTGGTCGATGGGCGTTACCTGCGTAAACGCACGCCATATATATGCTACAAACAGGCGAACGTGTGAATGTGGAGATATCGTGTAAGCGTATCGACTTACACATGTGCTGTATCCATAAGCGGTTAGCCTTACAAATGTCATGTAAGTCAATCGGCTTATGGAGGCACACAGTGAAAGAGGTTGTTATCCAGTCACTCATAGACCAATACAAGAGCGCGGAGGCGGAGACGCTTTACACCAAGTCGCCAAGGTGCAGCGCTGAGCGCAAGGCCAAGGCGGAGGAAGCCAAGGCCGCAAAGCTTGAGGCAATGAGTGAGACCCGCGCATATGTCGCACTGGACAAAGCTATCAAGGACGCGCAGGGGCGTTGCACTAGTCGCACAATCGACGTCACGGATGTACTCATATTGGCGGACCGGATACAGCACCGGCTCAATATCCCTAAGTCCCACATGGACTACATCCGGGCAAGCGTCGATATCCACCACGCCGATAGCTACTCAAAACGCTATACGACGCCTCAATCAACCCATTTTCAACTTGAGTACCGATGTGGCAAATGGCGTGTAATCCGCGTTTGGCGCGACTACATAGGCAAGGCCCACCCGGTGTACCTGTACTTGCCTCCGGAGGCGCGCAAGGCGATAGCGGACAGATACGAAACGATGGACTAGTGGAGGGCAAAAATGGAGCGCGTAACGCAAAAGTACATCCGTAGTCTCATAAGGTCCGGAGTGATTGAGGACGGAGACAAGCTAGAAGAGCGTGAAGTGTTAGAACTCGCAAATCATCAAAACAGGTGGGCCTATAGCTCCGGTGTATATGGGATTAACGGCACAATCACAACCGACAAACTGACAGGGAAAGACTACGGATTTGTCGGACGTTCTTCAAGGCTTCACATAATCGCGTAAGCGGACGGCCACGGACAAGGAAGAGGACTAACCATGAAGACCATCACGATTACCAAGACCCTTTACACCTACGATGAGCTTTCCCCAGAGGCCAAGGCGCGCGCGCTTGATATGTATGTCACGTCGCCAAGCGGCGCAGAAGTAGACTATGAATCTCTTGTTTCTGAAGTCACCGAGTCTGTTTCGGCTTTTGAGGATGCAACAGGCATAGATATCAGAATCGGCGGCGGCGTCTATTCGACCACATACAAGGCCGATTTTTCCAATGATGCTTGCTATGAAGATACTTTCCCGGACTTCTCGCGCAAGTCTATTTGGTGTGATTTTGACATTGCAAGCGCTTGGATAAACGCAGATGAATTTATCGACGTCAGAAAAGAGTTTGCACATTGTGCATACATGCGCGACCTCTTCGCTGATGAATCGGACATGTTTTTTAGCATGTACACCGACGCCGACGCAGGTACTTTCGAATCCTCTATCTACCTTGGACTATCCGGGCAAGCTGCAGAAAGGGCGGCGCACTACCGCGACAAGATGGAGAAAATGCTTTCTGACGCGGCATTACGCGTGTGTAACGCAGTGGACAGACTCATAGAAGATTGTTGGGAAGACGCGACTAGCGAAGATAGCTTTGTAGAAGAATGCAACATCTACGAAGCATACTTTGAAGAGAACGGACACGTGTATAACGGCATTTGGTAGGGAGATTACATGCGACACGACTACGGACCACTAATAATACTTTTGGCAATTCTGTTTTTGCCTGTATGGCTTCCACTTTTGGTACTTTTTTGGCTTTGCAATAACGCTTGACGCCACTGCGCCCCGGTACATCCGGGGCGCTTTTTTGTGTCGCGGGTCCGCCTCCGGTATGTCCGGCGCCGCCGGTGCTCCACGTTTACCGTTTGAGCCATTCTAAGGCGTTTTAAGCCGTCATTTACAGCAACGCTTGCACTTTACTAGCGTTCTGTATTTGACGGCATAATTTTGCCCTTGCAGCGTCTCACACGTGCATTTCCGTGTATCACACAAAGCGCTGTTTACTAGCGTACCCACCACATACAGCGCGCGCCACGCCACGGCAACGGCGCCGCCTTGATGCCGCCGCCGCATATCGTGCGTTTCTCCACAATCCACTTACTAGCCATTCTAAGGCGATTCAAGGCGTTGCGTTTGTCCATATGGGCACTTAGTCGCGTTTGTACGCTATCGACCCAAAAACGGCACTGTATCGCTCTACAGACACGCTTGTGCGACGTCCACCCGCTACAGTTTCACGCCGATATCACGGCAAAAAGAAAGCGCCCCGAGGCCGTCACTGGCCCCGAGGCGCTTTTCTGTCTGGGAATCCGAGTTTCTCGCTTGCGGTTTTCCGTTTTCAACCTGCTTGGATGCCCTAATAAAGGTTTTCCTATTTCGCCGAAATTTCTGGGCCAGACCCCTAATAAAGGTTTCTCGAATTCGGTGAAATCCGCGGCTCACTGGCTCTTCTTGCGGCCTCGGCCACTCGTGCTCGTCTTCCTCGGCCTGCCGGGCTTGCGCTTCGCCGTGGCCTTCTTGGGCTTCGGAAGCTCGTAGACGGCCTCGACGTCCGCATCGACCGGAGTCTCAGACGGCAACGCCGACTGGTACTTGGCCTCGAGTTCGGCCTTCGAGGGACCAAGCTGTGCGCTCTCGTGGCGGACAACCGTCTCGGTGACGTCACCGTAGCCGAAGTTGTTCTTTCCGATGAAGATGCCAGCCACCGGCTGTTTGAAGTCTCCGCTGCTCATGTGGGTAGCCCAAATACCTGCGACGGAATTCAAACACTTTTGGAACACCGTGGCGGAGGCGATGCTCAACCTCGCTCCTAATCTGCACCTCTCGCCCTTGCTGACCTCGATAATCTCCTCGCGCGTCGTGTCGAACCCCATCGACAGCGCCTCAATCGTGATTGCACGCCCGTACTTCTCGCTGAGTTCCAGCAGCTCGAAGTACCTGTCGCGCACCGCGTCAGGGTCCTCCATGTCAATCGTCGGGAGCATGAACAGCTCCTTCGCGTACGCCACGTCGTTGCTCTTCTCGACGGGCCTCGTCGCGGTCGGGAAGTTGTTCTTCCTCCCGCTTCCCTTGCCCGTCCTCGGCCTCTGCCCGCTACTCATCGATACCCCTCATCTTCGCCTTCATCTTGGCCCTATAGCCAGTGACCCTCGCCCGCTCTGCCCTGTCCTTGCCTCCGACAAGCCCGTACCACGCCCGCTCCCCGGCCTCGGTGAGCCTGTAGACCTGTCCCCTCTTCCCCCTCCCCCTCTTGAGGAGGCCCTTCTCTACGAGGGACTCGGCTATATCCGTCAGGAGTCCCATGTCGGCCCTCGTGCAGTACGGGAAGTACCTCGCCGTCTTCGAGAACCTCTCGACGATGTTGAAGTCATCGCCGCAGAACGTCGACGGCGCGTACGCCTTGAGGAAGTTGCTCTCTCCACAGGTGAGTCCCTCGGTCCTCTTGAAGTGGTAGTCACTC